CGCCTTCGCTCTGGAATACGGGATCAAGAGGCTGGCCGGCCGTAATGGCGTCGAAGGTCTGGCCAGTCATTGCGGGCTGCGGGCCAGGGGGCACCGCAAAGCCGTGTTGGCCACCTTCCATTGCGGCAGTTGAAGCTCCGGAGGCGGGCATATCAGCCTCGTTGGAGGCTAGCTTGGAGGTCCACCGCCGGGCGAACTCGGCAGCCGTCATGTTGGGGTTGCCACCGTTCAGCCTAACCGCGTCGGCGCCGACGAGGTCGACAGCCCGCGCATCAGGGTTGGCAAGCAGCTTGGCGGCCCCGCCTGCCCCCTGCTGGTGAGCTAGATATAGCTCACCAGCCGTTGGCGCTCGCTGTAGCGTACGGCCCAGAACCTTGGCATTGTCAGCCGCAAGGCGAGCTGCTGCATCGGTAGCGGCCAATGGGTCGAATTTGTCCGCTAGACCGTACTGCCTCGCCGTGCTGTCAATGAATTGGAACAGACCTCCCGCGCTGGAATTCGGGTTCTGCGCGTTCGGGTTGAAGCGGCTTTCGATCCCGGCCGTCTGCGCAAGGTAGTTCGCCGGGAGACCGTATTGCTGCTCCGACCTGGCAAATACCGGCAGCAGATCGGCGGGAGCGGTCGCATTGACAGGCGATGAGGGGCTCTCGGTCGAACCGGTGATGGGTGTTCCAGGCGCCGCCCCCCCAGCCGCAAGCGCGCTTTCATACGCCCGCGCAAGAGTTTCGTTGCTGTCACGACCGCGCCGCTCCTGATCGCCCATCATGTACCCGCCAATCAGAGCCTGCGCCATCTTGGCGATGCCCTGCGAATGCGCGCGGATCGGCTCATTCGAAGCACTCTGCTGCAACAGCAACTGCGCCAGCGAGTTCCGGCGCGCGCGGCTGTCCCGCGAGGCGAGGGAGAGACCGTCAGCCATCACTTCTTGCTCCCGAAGTAGTAGCCGCCCGCGCCCAGCGCCGCGCTACCCAAGCCATAGAGCCCGCTCAGGTTCGCGCTGTACGCTGACTGCTTGGCCTGATTGCGCTGCTGGATGCCGCTATTCGTGATGGCCGCCGAGTTGTAGATGTAATCCCCGATCGGGGTGTTCGCGACGGTGCCCGGCCGGTACTCGGTGAACTGCGGCATGTTCACCTGACCGCCGTTGAGAAGCGCGCTGATCTCGTTGATCGCCTGATTGCGCGGCAGAAGCGATTCCTGAAGCGCCCGCTCGCGAGCGGTGTCCTGAGCCTGCGCCAGAGACATGCTGTCGCTGAAGCCTCGGCCGGCGAGGTCGTTGCCATAGGCCGTCGACCGGAAGGCGTTGTCGGTATTGCCCTGCGTCGCCGTGTTGAAGAACTCGGCCTGGGCCATCCGGGCCGCATTGTTCGCCGCCGTGCCTTCGTTCCCGAACTGCGCCCGCCCCAGCGCCTGCGCATAAGCCTGCGCCTGCGCGTCATTGCTGAACTGGCCCCGAGCCTGCGCCTGGGCGAACGCCTGTGCCTGCGCGTTGTTCTGCAACCCAAACTGCGTGAAGGCGAGATCGGCCAGCCGGCTCTGCTCCTGACCACCAGCCGTGATGACCTGCATGCGTGCGTCGTTCGACTGGCGGTCGAGCAGCCCCATGGCCTCGCGGTATGCTTCGGAGCCCGGCGCGATCCCCTGCGCCGCGAGCTCCGAGGATCTCGCCGCCCGGTCGCGCTCAAGCTGCGGGTTCACGCGCGCGTAAAGCGCATCCTCGACCTTCTGGCGGTCAGCCGAGAAGTCAGCCGGGCCTACGGTCATCTGCGGGCCGGCGACGTTGGCAAAGCTGCGGGTCTGGTCGCCAACATTCCCGAAAGAGGTCGCAAAGCGGTCCTGGCCGACGCTCGTCTGTAGCCGGCCCGGCGCCGCCATCGCCGAATAGCTCGGAGCCCCCGGAAGCTGGCCACGCTGCGGCAGCCCCGAAAGGTCGATCGGAGAGCCGAGGATGCCGGTCAGTCGACTGATCTGGCTGTTCGCCAGATTGTTCATGCCGATTTCGGCCTGGTTCTGAAGATCGAGCTTCTGCTGCTCGGCCGGCGAGAGCGATACCGTCCGAGTGAACTGCGGGATCGGGAGGCCGTTTGGCCCGGTCTGGTAGCCGTTTATGCTATAGTTGACCGACCCGTACGGCCCCGTCTCGTTGGCGTTCTGGATATAGCTGTTGGCCACCGCCGTATCGACGTTCGACGCGGTCTGGGCCTGCGCCGTCGCAACAGGGTCCGGGGCCGCCGGCATGATCGTCTTCGGTGCTTTCATCGATCGTCCTCGATCATAAGGCCGTAGAGGATGAGGTCGGTTGCGCCGTCATAGGCACGGCGCTGAACGCCCTCGACCTTGAACCCGGCGCCCTCGACGATGCGCCGGCAGATGTGGTTGTCCGCTGCCACCCGAGCGGTGACCCGCGGTGACCCGACCTGACGCGGGTAGGCCTTGAGCCGCCGGATCACGGACGGGAAAGCCCAGCCGGCGGACTGCGCGGCGACCGTCAGCTCGCAATCGACCAGACGACCGTCATGCTCGCGGAAGGAGTGAAACAGGAAGCCAGCGATCAGCTCGCCATGCTTCATCACGCCAAGCCCATGGCCCTGAACGTCGCCGCCGCCCGGCATGATCTTTTCTATGAAGGCCTTGATCCGGTCCGTCTCGCCATAGAGCACAGAGCCGACGATCAAATCTGCTGCCCCGTCTCGAACAGGATGTCAGCGCCGTTGAAGGTGAATTGGTCACCGATCGAAACGGCCATGACAGCACTGACGACCGCGCCCATACCGGCGATCGGCTGCCAGATCGCATTGCCCCTGGCGCCTGCGGCCCATGCGGCCACATCCCATTCCGCTTCGTCCCAGAATGCGCCGCTCGCGGCCGAGGTCGGCGGGGTGTACTGGATATCCGACTCGTCATAGTCGACGCGCACCGCCAGCAGCGGCGTATAGGTTTCTTCGCCGTAGAACAGCACCCGCGCCATGGTGAAACGCTTGATGTTGCGTGTCCCGAGGTCCGAGAAAGCCGAGATGATCAGCCCCTCGACCGGTTCGCCAAGGTCGGTCGTGACATGCCCGACCTCGTAGACCGTGCCGTCATTGCCGCCGAAGAACAGCCGATCGCCCAACGTCCCCCAGACGCCGCCGTTCATGCCGGTCCAGCGTGCCCATGCGCCCGTCTGGGTGTTCATGACGTACTGATGCTGCGTCTGGCGCTCGGCCAGCGGCACGTTCAGGATCATGAGCTGGTCGCGCGCGGACTCGACGATCTGCCAGCCGAAAGACTGGCTCGACCCGAAATAGGCATCCCTGACCGCCTTCACGATCTTGTCGGTAGCCGCCAACCTGCCAACGCTCGCCATCGGCTCGGGCAGAACAGTGGAGAGCGACACGACGCCCTGCGATGTGATTACTCCGAGGTCGCCGCCGATCTTGACGAAGCAGCGCCGGCCCACCGGAGGCGGCAGCTTGAAGATGCCGACCAGAGACCATGTCGAGGCGCTTGACGGGTCGGCCCCCTGGTAGATCAGGGTCTCGCCCGTGCTCATCAGGAAGACTGCGAGGTCTTCAAGGCCCCGGCCGCCATCCTTCGACCATGACGCCATCGCCATGAGATAGCCGCCATAGGTCGTCAGCGCCCCGAGGTCGATCGAGGTCGCCGCCCCGGTGATCGCATTGAGCGGCAGATACCAGATCTTGCTCGAAGCGTTCTCGACGAGCCACAGCCGGCTCATATGGCTGACGATCGAGATAATGGTGTTCGAGGCGACGCCCGTGATCACCGGAGCGGTCCAAGTCGACCCGTCAAAGCATTTGATCGTGTCTTCGCCGTTCGCGCAGAACAGGCGGTCCCCGCCGGCATTCGAGAACATCGTATGCTGCCAGCGGCCGTTGAACAGGTGCGTCAGGACCGGGGAAGCTGTCCCCGATGCCGACACGTCATAGATTTCGCTTTCGACCCCGGCGAAGAGCTTGCGCAGCGAGGGAGCGTTGTACTCCATCAGGCTTTCGACCGGCTGCGAGCTGGTCGTGGCGTGGACAGAATGGCCGCCCCGGATACGGACGCCGCCGGCATCAGGGACGAAGTTGTCAAGCGTGATCGCGTCGCTCGGCGCCATGTTGGTGATGGCGTCGCGCGCGTTCCAGCCCCCGGTCGGAGGCGGAAAGAAAACCGTCTGCGCCCGCGTTCCTCGCGGCTGTGAGGGCCGCCTCATCCGAGCGGCCACGGATAGGCCGTGCGCGCGTTCAGCCTGCGCAAGCCAGATGAAAAGCGCAGGACACGGGCGCCGCGATCACGGGCCGCAGCCTGGTCGAGTGCAGTGGAATAGTTCGCTTCGTCTTCGGCATATTCGAGGTTCTTCAGCGCCTTGTAGCGCCAGATGACCGAGAGCGTCAGTAACCGCTCCGGCAGAAGGAACGAGTCGGTATCGGTGTCGAACTGCGTCTTCCCGCCCGAGACGATGATGTTCGAGACGTAGTAGAATGTGACCTCTTCACCGAGCGCCAGCGCCGGGAAGACCTGAAACTTCCCCCCGAGGATGATCCAGATTTTCGGGATCGAGGCGATCGGCAAGACCTGCGTCTGTTCGAACCAGTGCTGCACGTCGAGCGCCTGATCCATCGGCCACGTCGTGTCCGAGGAATAGGGTCGCGTGTTCACCGGCATGCGCTGGTAGTCGACGGGAAGGTCGTGCTCGATCGCCGTCCCGTCGCCGGTCACCACATGCTTCTTGGTGAGAAGCTGCCAGTCGAAGCCTTGGGTGATGTCCAGCGCCGCTTCATTCGCCAGCTCTGCAAGCTCCTGGGAGAACTGATCCGACGAGCCATAGAGCGCCGCCGGCTTCACCCCTGTGATCCTGATCGCTGCGGACTGGACGCTGGACAAAACCGTCATGGTCAGGCCGCCAGTTCACGCGCCGCGTTCAGCAGGAACTCGCGGCCGGGCGTGCCCCGAGGAGCCTGCCCGCTCTTTTCCTTGATGAAGGCCTTCAGGGCCTCATCGCTCATCTTCGTGAACTCGGCATCGGCGTCAGCACGGGCCATATCGACGGCGGCCGGACTCAGCTGGACCGGCGGGATGAGAGCACGCAAGCGCTCAAGCTCGGCCTGAAGCTCGGCGATGCTGGCCTTCGTCTCGGTCTGCGAGCGCTGGTCTTGATCGGCCTTCCAGCGCTTGGCCATGTCCATGATGACGTTGGCCGACATGCCGAGCGCCTGAGGCGTCCGCATTTCGAGGATGGCCTCGATCGAATAGACCTTGAGCGCGTTGCAAATGGAAATCTGGGCCGGTGTGATGCCGTAGGGCTTCAGCATCTCCAGCGCCGTGCCGCCGGCAACCTGGCTGTCGC